CGCATTCCGCGGGTCTACGAAGTCGCCATAGCCGGCGATCATCTTCTTGAATCGTTTGAACTTGCCGTTATGAGCATCAGCAAGCTTTACGTCTCCATGCTCAGTAACCGCGACATAGCGGCTTCGTAGCGTGTTTGTATTCGTGTTTGTTTGTGTTTTCATGATTGTTTGTTCTTTAGCAACGTTTGAAATAGCCACGATAGCGGTGGCTGCGTTGCTTTTCTAGGTTGCGAGAGAAAGAAAAAAACGTGCCCACTGCTCGTGACCACGTTGCTCACGGTTATTGTACTACAGAGAGAGGAGGGTTGGCAAGATTACGTCGCAAACGTCGTACCATCCGCTCGTGTCACTGTAATATTCTGATTGTACGAACGCATCTTCTCATGAATCTTAGTCAGTTCTTCTTCGCTCGGTGTGTAGTCACCGTCGACACCAAGTAGTTTATCAGCCGCTTCTATTTCTTCGGCAGTGATAACGCGAATATTCGGATCAGATAATTCCTTGCCGCTTTTATCTACAAGCGCAATGTCGACGTCAATGATACCATTTTCGTCCGGTTTGCTCATGCCTTTAATTATATAATTCTGACCGCGCCCAAGCAATATCTCTTTCTCATACGGATATTCAGAGCGCTCAAGCAATATGGCGTTTACATCAAGTCCATGATAACCTTGAGGCACTTTCACCCGCAACAAGTATTTATACGGGTCATTCGCACCGAACGCAAAACTTCGTCCAACGATATTATCGCGACTCATCGATAAAAAGCCCTTGTCATTGAACGTATCACCAATGGCCAGTTGATTTTTCAAACCAAAACCGCGATAGAGTATAGTGTCATTACCGAGCGCAGACTTTGCAATCATCTTATCTAACCGTTTCACCGCCTCAGCGGCGTGCGAGCTAATAGCAGTTCCGGTTCGGAGGTGTTCATTTATTTCCTTATAGTAAATCCCTTGGTACATCAATAGAGCTTCGGTATCAACTTTAGTAACGCCTTTCGCTAGTGTACCAGTATCAATCAACTCCTGCTTGCGCGTTGTTTTGAGGTGTTCTACCTTATCGGCAAGCGCTTCGTTTTTCATACCGGTGACTTCAGGTAATTTGTAGTCATCCGACATCTTACGTACCATCCCCCAAATACAACGGCAGTTGAGGTGCAGCGGCGGCTGCCACTTCGTCGTTTTGCGCTCTTTGGGCGTAACAACGCTCCCGTCTAGCGCGCGACAGGTTGCACAGGTTTTACCATCTAGCAGTGCAGAGTATTCATACAGGTCACCACTCTTCTCTATCGACGCAAACGCGTCATTCCGGCCATTGTTGATACCCCGTCCTACAATAGCACTTGCTGTCGGCTTTAATATGCTTGCCGCCCAGGTGAGTAATGCTAATTCAAGTGCTTCTAGGAATATATCAGCCACAGTAGTTATTTCGTCTACCAGGTTTGTTGGCTGCTTCAATCGCTGTTCGGCAATAATACTCCGTATATCATCCTGCTGTTTCGTAATAACAAAGTCTGTCATTCCGCGGATTGTGGCCATAGCTTCACGGCTTGTAGCTGGTGCTGGTACGTTGTGCTCGTCTGCTGCGCCGTTCTTGGCATAGTTATAGGCATTACGGATTGTTGAATTGACGAGCTTGACGTATTCGGCTGGTAGCTCAACGGTTATGTCTTTCGCGCTCTTTGTTGCTATACCGCTCGCTGCTAATTGTTTAAGGAAGTCCGTCATGATAGGTTCGGCGGCGGTTACGAAGTTATCCTCCAGCGAATCCATCTTGGCATTGATATCTTCGAACTTTACGTTCTGTTCGGCAGGCGTGAGTGGTCTCCACCACTTCATTTCGGTGTCGCTTAGAAATTTACCGGCATTGCTGCCAGAACCTCCATCGTTTTTGTCAATTTTCTTTACACCTACCTCGTCAATGTCAACGTTTTGCTCAGGTTTCTTTACATCCGCTTCGCTATTCTCTTCGTTGTCAGCCGCAGTCTCCTCTTTCTTAGCCTCTTTCGCTTCGCGCTTCTCACGCTCCTTGCGAACTTGCTCTAGGTCAATATCAAGGCGGTTAGCAGCTTGTTCCTCGATGCTCTTTATCATGTCGTCGCTAATGTGGTCTTTTTCTACAAGCTTCATGAATGCCTCCCACATTGTTTCGACAACATCGCTCGTGATATCGTCGTATCTAAACTCAGGGTAATGCGGCGTAGCGAAGTTCAAGTCGATTAGGTCTGCGATGATGTACTGATTGATATGCTCTTCGATTTTCGTCATGAATGCCTTAAGCGACATCATCATTGCATCTTTGAGGTTGTCGCTTAGCGCATACGAGCCGGTATTGCTTTTTCCTTGCGAGCTCATCAGCATAAACGTAGCCAGAAATGCACGAGCCATCTCAGAGTTCTGCCGTTCGATAGACTGGTGCGGGTCGCGACCATTCTGCGTAATCTCTTTCACGTCATAGCCATACGGTATTGAGGCAACAGAATTACGTTCGCCGAGTTTTGATAGTGCCCTGAGAACCTTGCTTACGAGAGCGCCGCCCTTAACGCTCTCATCGCTTGCGAGTGCGTTGTCACCTCTACGAACGAGCACTTTTGGCTTGATAGCGTCAGCCTGCAGTGCAATACTGTCAAGGTACTCCAGCTTGTGTTTCTTCTCGTATGGCCGCCGCAATGACCGCAGCGCACTTCGACCATACAAATAGTCGCGTGACTTGTTGTGCGTAAACAAGAATGTCTTGTATGCCGGTAGAATCACATCAACCGTTCGCTCGCCATAACCTACAACTTGCCGTGCACCACCATAGCCGCCAGCCTCGTCGCGGATTAGCGTAATGCCGATACTATCGCGATGAGCAAGCTTCTTCAGTACATATTTACCGTTTTCGATTTTATAGACTTTCTCCCATAGCTGGAAACCGTCGACGATTGATAGCATAAGCTCATCTTGAAATAGCGTGAACGGCGACTCCATGCCGCCTTTATATGGCGGTTCAAATAGGTTGGTGCGGACAAATTCCGCCTGCTCTTCGCTCGTGTCGTCCTTACTTGCGTCAACGCGATAGGTAGCGGCGATAATCGGCAGCGTGAATACATTGAATAGCGCTTCGACTGTCGGGTCTCTGTCTACCATCTCGCGGTACTGCTTGATTGTCACTTTATCGCTGCGCAGCTCCTCATGCTCGTAGCTACTAAATATCACTTCGCCGGCAACACCAACTTCACGCGACAATTCCTTGGTTGATTGTACGTTTTTATTCTTTATACCAAATAACTTCATGTCTATGTTTCCAATCAAAAATAGCCACGAATTTCCGTGACTACATTGCTTACGTTAAATTATAGCACATAGTCATCGTACTCATCGCCATCGTCGTTATCGTCAGAACCGATATTATCATACGAGCCGGCAAGTGCAATTTCTTCAGTAGAGGCGATTGCTCCATCGATGAGCAGCATGCGGATAGCATACACCATAGCGTCTACCATATCGTCATGGCTGCTATTTGGGAACTCCATCAGCTGGTCGTAGAGGTCTTGCACGCCAGGCGCATCTTGTACGAAGTATACCCGACCACTTTCAAAGAATCGGCTTACGGCAAGCAAACGGCGCGTTTTGTCTTTGTCTGGCTTCTGCGGGACAATAGGCAATCCTGCAAGCATGTCGCGGAATACAAGCTGCAGAGCACCAGCCTCAACACCCACTGCGTTTGGATCGAATGTTTCGTAGAGGGTGGATATGTAGTCGGCGTTCTTCTGCGGCGATAGACGCTTATTGCTCACATGGTAGATATATACATCACCTTGCACGCTTAGTTCAGCAATCACGATGCCAGTCGGGTCGGCAGCCGAGCGCTCGCTTACCGCGGGGTCTACCGCCATTACTCGCGCCGATACGTATCGCTTATCGGGTCTTACTTCCGCCCACTTCACCCAGCCTGGTTGAATAATCATGTCATCTTCATCAAGCGGTTTGTTCTGGTACTCCTGAGCGAATGCGACCGAACCAATGTAGCCGTCGCATTTTGGGTCGTCTCGCATGGCTTTCAGTCGCTCCAGGCTCATATGCTCCGGCCAGAGAGCGTATTCATTGCCATTATCGTCCGTCATAATCGCCCGATAGAGCTTCGTATTCCAGCTTGCGAACATTTCTCTGCGCCTTAGTATGTTCTGCAGCAGTGAGTCGTGGTGTAGTACTGTACCGACCATAATAGCGCGTCCATCGCGGCTTAGAGCCGGCAGGCATGCCTTGATTAGCCAATTTTTCAGCTTTTTGCGCTGTTCGGCCGTAGCAACACGTTCGTCATTCTCTAAATCGTCGATAAGTAGCAGGTCTGGTCGGTGTTCACGGTAACGCAAGCCTCGTATCTTCATTCCAGCACCTTTGGCGACCCACTTAATGCCAGTAGCCGTTACAAACTCGCCATCACGCCACTCTTCGCTCATTAAATTGCCATACAACCATCGAACCTTGATATTATTCTCAAACTGGTCTTTCAGCGCATTCACGAACTCAATTGATTGAGTCACAGTGTCTGAGATGATGACGCCGAAGTGGTGTTTCTCAGTCACTGTCGACCATAGCGCATAAGTAAAGTCGATTGTCGTGCTTTTAGCATGTCCACGCGGTGCAGCGAATGCCAAATATTTATTAGACACGTCAGCGGCAGCAGATAGCATTTCACGGTGGAAATTAGGCGTCTCTAGTGCGATATAGTCACGGTTAATAAACCAGCCGAACAGATGGATGTTTGCGGGGCGTGCGAATACGGAACGTAGTATGCGGCGTAGTCTCGGCTTATTGTTTCGATATTTCTTACATACTCGCCGAATATCGTCCCGCGACAAATCATCCAAAGATGGCTTCGTCAAGCTCGGCATCGGTTAGTTCCTTGTCTTCTTTGGCTTTCTTCAACTTCAGATCACGCTCATCACGCCAGCCGCAAACATTCTTCATGGTGAATATTACAAAGCTCGCCGATGTTTTGCCGCTCAAACCAATTTCTACCAGAAACTCACGTTGTAATTCTTTCGCAATCTTATAGGCTTCGGAAAACTCTTCATAATTCTTCTTCCATTCATGCAGAGTATCTATGTTCACGCCTATCTTTCGTGCAAATCCTGCAAACCATGGCATCTTAGCAGGTAACCTCTCTAGCTTCACCTTTCCATCTACTTCAGCATCCTTAATAATCTCCATCGGATCAACGCTAAAGTAATCTATAAGCTGCTGGCAATATTCCGGTCTATAGGCAGTTGGTCTACCTATTTTCTTTTTATTATGTTCAGGTTCTCCGTGTATAGTACCATTGTTTTTAATAGCAGTTCCCTGCTTCTGCTTCTGCTTCTGCTTCTGTAAGGATTTTCCTGATTTCTTTTTTGCTGCCATGGTATATTTCTCCAAAATAAAAATAGCCGCTTATGTGGCTACGTTACTAGTGCTTATTATAGCATTATGGTATTGATGTTATGCTGTGCAGGATGTAAAACCCGTAGGGTACAATTTTGGCGGTTACGTATTCTACGGGCATACTTATCATGCAAGAAATACCCGTAGGAAGTGTTTGCGGTAGATATACGTTCTACGGGTGAAATAAAAAACCCGCCCCTATTGCTAGAGGCGAGAGAAAGTTCGCTTGATGACTAAACCAAGCAGATATTATTGTATGTTATTTGTCTTTGTTTTTCCACCGTTTGGCGGCACCGGCTCGTCCTCGTTCACGAGCAATGCGAGTACGTTCTTCGGCACTAATGTTTTTCCAGATCTTTTTACCGCCCCTTGATGTAGCTTCTTGATGTTTTTTATATTTCTTCTCTATCTCCTTTAACTTGTCGTATTCAGCTTTAGTAATTGTTATTGTTTCTTTGTCCATTCTTAATCCTCCTTGGCTTTACTAAATTCCCTGTTATTAAATAGTGCCGCTAATCCGCTAACCTGCTTGAGTCGTAGCAATTCGTCTGCGTCCATGCCGATGTTCTTCATAATCCAGGCGTCACTCATACCACTATCGACCAATTCAGCCACGATGTTAGTCATCAGTTCGATGGAATGACTACCTCTTGCTCGGTTATGCCGAATAGTCGATGCCATACGCTGTTCAATCGGTTTGTCTATCACGACGACGGGTAATTTGCCATTTTCGCGTTCAAAAATATCCTTGTGCGTTTTCATGATGGTGTAGCGATGATAGCCGTCGACGATTTCATAATTTTCGTTGTCAAGCTTATAACAGACTATCGGCATTGTATAGCCGTCCTCCAGGATAGATTTATAGAGCAGTTTCATTTCCGGCGGGGCTACGGCGTTTGGATTGTAGGCATTAGCGTGAATCTGCTCAATCGGCACAGCGCGCACAGTATAAACTGGTGATTTCATTATAGTATCTCCTTGTATTTTTTGATTGCGTTCTTACGTTTTTCCATTTCGTATTTTGTTTGTGAAAAGCCCATATACTTACAGAAGTGGTCGTTCTTCATAATGCAAATACACATACGTTTATATGTTGGTATCTCACGGAACTCTGAAATATCAATATCATCAAGGTAGTCCATGCGTACCGGCAGCTTGTCGGTTTTGTAGTTCGTTTTGTTGCCAACGGCAATGTTGATACCGCGTTCTTTAAGTTTATTGATTGTATCACTTCCTAGCACGCCGCCGCGTTCTTTCCAAAATTTAATGCTTGTATCTAATTTAGCCTGATAGCGAGCACGTACGTCTGGCGGCAGAGTGCCGAGTAGGAACTCGCAATAGCTTTTCCATGTATGTCCTTGAGGCAACGTAATCGACTTCCATCCCATGGCGGTTGTGCCGCCATATATTCCGGTGAAGTTAACGCCATTCACTCGCGACACGAGCTTCCCCCATGTATGAGGTTCTATTACACGGTAAAGCTTTAAGCTATCTTGTGCAGCATCATTAAACGGACTTGCCACCCGCATTGCATCAAGAGGCACACCAGCTTGATAGTAGAGGTCGTAGAGTTTGTTGTACGAATAGCCAAATTTGGCGTTAGCCGTCCAAATATCCTCAGTAATCCAGTCGTAAATCGGGTAGAAGTTGAATACTCCGCTTGCCATCTGCTTTGAATACTGCCGACCCATGAATGTACGGTAATTTCTGTCAGAATGAATAGCGCGCCATCGATTGAGACTTTCCTGCGTCCGAATACCGATCAGGCATGCCGTACGTTTCGCGCCACGCTGTTTATGCAGCCACACGCCAAATTTATCTTGAAAAGCATAGTCCCGCATATCACCGTTCCAAAATTTGAACTGATGATTATCAATGTTGATACTGTCTTTCGGTAGTTCTCGCGTCCAAATATCACGCTCCGCGGCATTCCACGGCTTCCAATGGTCTTGAAACATTGAGGTCGAGCATTGTGCTTTAATCGGCATGCAGATATGGTAGAATTTCACGCCGGCCGGTAAACTATGCTTCACTTCCTCTACATAGTCGGTTGTCATCTGATATTGCGCTTCATAGTCGATGTGCATAACCGACACGTCAGCTAGTCGTTTAGTTGCTTGTGCATAATCAAGCGTTAGATTCAGTAATACGCCGCTATCCTTGCCGCCGCTGAATGACACGCAGATATTATCGAAGTGATCGAATATAAATCGTAAGCGCTTTTGAGCCGCCTCATAAACATTCATAACGTCCATCCTTTATGCATTTAATGATATTATCAAGTGTTCTCTCTTTTTTGTCGAGGCTTGAACGAATGATACACTCCAGCCCGACATCAACAAAGAAGTTATAAATTTCCACGTCTTTCGTTTGTCCGGTGCGGTAGATTCGGTGCATTGCCTGAATTTTGTCTTTATAGTCGAATGTTTGCGTTAGAAATGCCATGCGGTGACAGAACTGCAGGTTCAGGCCAAACGCACCCGTCCCGTATGTGCATATCAGGACCTGGTACCTACCGGCTTCGAAGTCGGCTAGATTAGCTTTATGCCGGCCGGAATATTCAGCCGCATTCGGTAGCATTTCCAGTAGGCGGTCAACTTCATCCAAATATTTCACGAATATTATTAACTGCTCATCGCCAACAATATCCATCAGCTTGCGGTATTTGTCGTCGCACACTGTATAGGTATGCTGTAGTTTTTGGCTAATCTCCAAGAAATTGATAAACAATCCTCGCAGACTTTCGTCTTTCGCTAATCGGTAATTATCACGTTCCTGTTCGTTCATCTGGCACTCGATGTCAGTAGTGCACATTTCGACTGGAATATCCAGGTCAGCGTCAAAGATATACGGGCGAATCATCTCAATCAGTGCCGCTTCGTTAGCCGGCCTACTCCAGCGTCGCCATGCTCTATAACCATCCCTGTAATATTCCATGAAATAGTTGGCAAACTGCGCTTCGGTCATGTTGAGAATATTCGGACTTATGAAGTCTATCTGCGGCAGTAGGTCGAGAATACTGCACGTTGTCGGTGTTCCGTTGAGTATCAGACGAAAATCGAAGCGATCGTAATACCTGATTAGTCGTTTTGTTCGTTTAGCGTCTAAATTCTTAATCTTTATGCTCTCATCGACAATACAGAAACTGCGCGCACCATCAGCTAGACTTAACATCTCCATAAACTTCTCATCGGACATTGATATACTTTCAATAGAGAATGTCCGTATGTTTGGCATGAAATCGCACCACTTCGCCATTTCGTCGCGGTAATTTTGGTCGTTGAGCAGGCTCGCCGGTGCAATCCAAATAACAACATCGTTCTCGCGGTTAATCCTCTGGCTAATCCAGTCCATAGCAACCTTAGTTTTGCCAGTACCCATTTTCATAAACAGTGCACCGGCACGCAATCGCGATAACTTATCAACGGCGCTCGCTTGGATCAAATCTAACCTCATCGATTGGTTGTTGATCATACACTACCTCTAATTTCGGTGGAATGTGGCGGTAGAAGTACTCTAGCAAACCCTTTTCGTCGACTAGATTACGCCGTACCGCCATCACCCGTTCATTTCTAATGCGATATCCACCTTTGGGCAACCAACACTCTTTCGACCCGATGAGGAATAAGGTTGCCCGTGGTGTTTCGTGGATAATGTCCTCGTATTTAACGTACGCCCAATAATCACTCGAAGTATTTGGCGAACTCATCGGCAGACATTTCCCACTCATCAATTTTTTCAAATTTATTATACTTGCCCTTGCCGTTCTTAAACAGTTTGAATACAAAATCGTCAGTAAAGCTAATGCTCATGTGGTAGTCGTTCTTGCCAGAGGTTCGCACTAATTTAGCCGGATGCCAGAACAACCAACTCGACCCAGGCAGCTTGATGAGAACTGCCTTGCCTGTTTCGGTTTGAATAAGGTTGCTGTTAGCTGATACATTACGCCAGGTTGTCATAATTGTTATGCTCCCATAATTTATCGGCGGCGGTAGTGATGAGGGTGTCTAATTCAGATGCTAATTATTATCGACCAATTTTCGTATTTCTCCGTTTGAGAATTTCAATTTTAACGGTTATCTTTAATCTTGCAATTTGTATAGTTGCTTTAGTCATTTGTTGAACTTTCTGCCGCCGAATTTTTAACTTTCTAGTGATATTTCCTCATCACTAGTTCTAGTCTAGCAAGCTAGCTCGCTATTGTCAACACTTTTACAAAGATTTTAGGGGCGAAATACTCCGCCCCATTCCTCCACTTCCGTTTCCGCCGTTGTTTCTTGCGCAACGCTTTCTTTGTCATTAAAACACCCCATCATTGCTTAGATTCACTAATCGCAGAGACGGTAACCGCGCCTCAATGAAATCACGGGCTTCGTCGAATCCGCGGCAGACGATCGCCTCAATGCCGGCGTCGTTTAGTGTTTTAATCCACTGTTTTTGTTCCGGCGAGACTCGTCCGCCTTTTTTACGCTTTAGCTCGATGGCGACAAGACGAGAAGTGAATATAGACTTTTTATCATCACCACCTTTAGCAGTCTTCCTTATGTCATGTCGAACCCAGCTGGTTGGAATAGCCACAAAATAATCTGGAACGCCCTCTGCTTGTCCCATACGCTTCATTTTGGCAGTTCTAAGCATTGCGGTGCGTCCGCGACCCGATTCGTTCGCTACATGGAAGAACGGCAGTTTCTTCAGACGCAACCACTGTGCGAATGCTTCGGCTTCCACGTCCTCGGTCGGGTTATCGTAGCTACTAAGATTTGGCATCGTCGCTACTTTCCTTGCTGCTATCTAGCAGATATGCTCGCAGCATCTTTGCCGCGCCGACTACCATTATCGCGTCTTTGTCAGACCCATATTCAGCTTTATCTGCCAGTTTCACCAACTCCTCAATCGCGCCGCGCGGAATGGCGATAGTATCAATGCTTGTGCTAATACTATTATGTTTACGGCTGTGAAACGATGCGAGTCTAACGATTGATTTGCTGTCGAGTTTAGCAGCAAGCTTTGCTGTTTCATCTTGATTGTCGATCTCGTCTGCAAGTTCTTCGTCAATCATTATTATCTCCTCCTTTGTTCTACCCGTAGAACGTTTTATCTAAAAAACACGTTCTACGGGTTCAACCGCATAACTGGTTGGCTATATAAAGTGATGATTTGCACATCACAATCTCCGAGCAGCTGCGCTATTTTTCATACGGTGCTTTTGGTTTCTTTGGGTCGGCTATCCATGAACCCTTAACCTGCTGCTTATGAGCGTCTACCTATTCCGCCACTTATATAGCCAGTTGATAGCACAATGGGCCTTCGATCCCCGCTCTTAGCGTTAGCCTTAAAGGTAATTCACGGTTAATCCCACTACTAACCCGACAATACTTTAGCACCCGATTTTTATGCTACCAGTTGAACAGACGATAGCAGTATTCGGGGCACGAGTTTTAAAAAACACACTACCTACGCCTCGCAGGTTTTCCTCACGTAGTTCTTTTTCAAGACCTCTACGCCCCAGATACTACCATCATCTACCCAGTTATGCGGTTGATATTAATGTTCTAAACCATTTTTCCCAAGTGAGAAAATTGGTTTCTGCTGGGTATGTTTTGTACCCGATTGAGCAGTTTACCGACTTGCTCAGGTCAAGGCTTTATTCAGCAGTTGGCTCGCCAAACTTCTCGATAAATAAATTGAGTGCCTCTGCTGGTGTTTTACCAAACGCCACCCGCTTGTCTTCTTGAACGTTTGTGAAAGTACTGTCATGGCAGAACCATGAATCGCCGTCTGATTATATAATTAGGCTTGGTATTTTGGATGGTGCGTATTCTTGCATCGCTATACTCCTTTGTTTAGTTGATTTCTACCCAGTTTTTTGACGTATGGTAGGTCAGTTAATCAATTGGCTCTAGGTCTTTAATTGCCTTTTCAACATCAGCCTTTTTTGTACTTTTTACCGTCAATTTCAATAGTAGGCTCTGAGGCATCTGGCTGAATGGGGTAGCACCCAAACTCGTCTAATTGGGTTGCGGTATACCAGTCGCCAGCAGCGTCATGGTCGCTGGCATAAGATAAAAGATAGCAGCCGCCGAGCACTATCAGCACTTTCCTAACCAAATGATCTCTGCACCCAACAAAATCTCCAACACAAAGATTATCCAGGGTTTTCTCAGCAGGCTCTAGCATTTCATCTGTCCAGTAAAAAGTATTCTCCTCAACTTCGTAATGGCTGCTTTTTACACAATTAATTGTGAGTACTCTTCCGCCCATTTTTGCCATGGAACTATCACAACTCACATCATCATAATATTTATCTGCGACAAGCCCTTTGCGAACTTTGACTTTATCACCGACTTTGAATTTATTTGCTGACATTAAACCTCTCCTAATTTTTTGATTAATTTATAAACACCGCGTCCATCATTAGTCATCCTCCTTATGATTCCGCCAATAGCACACTACTTCAGTTATCAACATACACCCAGCGAACGCCATCGATGCCGCTACTGCGATTTGCGATAATATCGGAATCACCCATGCAATAATGGCCATTCCGATAATACCTAGCAATGCCAGCACTGATTGTAGTGTTACTTTTATTCTTCTGCTCATCTTATACCTCCTTTTGTTTCGTAATCTTGTGAATCGCAATGTCTACGCCGGACGCGCCGTTCCGTATTAGCCATTGCTTTGCCTTTCTAGCCGTCAGCTCGTCACCGTATGATTTGCTATGCTTCTTGCCATCCTTGTCGAGCCAGCGAACTATGAACGTTACGCCATTCATAGCGGCAGTTTCTGCGTTTTGCGTTTGTCTACCATGTCCGGACTGTTCTGCATCATCCAGGCGTAATATCTGTCGTAAGCGTCTTTCTTCAACTCACCGGCGAATAGTTGCGCACCAAGCAATTCAATTTTTGCCTGCTTTGCGGCACGTTCTTCGGCGTTCTCTATCGCTGTTTCAATGTCGCTTACAGTATTACACCTAGTACAGCAGATACGCGTACCGCTCATACACTCCCATTCGTGGATATGCGTCATATTTTACTCCTTTCTACTTCTGCAATTGCGCGCCCTCGCATCGCACGCAATCACTTCCGTAAGCGTTGGCTGCTGCGTGGAGAATCTACACGCCATTTAACCGCACACTTTACCAGGTCTCTAGGCGGGAAAGGTTTGGGAAAAACCGCCTAGAAGTCGGGCACCAACGCTAATGTTATTTTGATTGCTCTTTTGCGGTAAGCTTACCGAGGTGCGCCCAGGCACTCGTCGAATGGTTGAATAACTTGCTTTCTTTCAGCCATCCGCCGGCGAAAGCCTTGCGGCATACGTACCACTTACCGTCTTTGTTTTTCTTAATAGTGCGCACGGTCGTAAGCGACCTACGAAATACACTCTTCATTGCTTTTTATCTCCAAGGGCTTTTTACTTTTTACCAAGTAATGATTGCCCGTCTCACTACTCAGATAGTTATCGTTTACGATATCCAGGAATTTATTCGCATCTTTCGTGTCGAACAAAATGATATTGCCTTTATCGTCTGTCATTAGCTCAATGGCCATATCGTCGGCGATATCGAGGACAGTTTCTTGACTCGGCATACTCTCAGTGTTGACTTCGAGCAGGCGCTTTAGCGTCGATTTGCTTTCGCGCGCCATCATAGCGAAATCATTGAACATATTCGGCAGTACCAGGCTATATCGGCTGCCGATTGCATCGCCTATTTCATCGGACATGCGAATGTCCTGAATGTTATAGTCGAATGCTTTCGCGAACTTTGACTGATCAAATATGAATATTTCGCCGCCGACTATCAGCATTTGATTGTCCATTGGCATATTCACTGTCACATCAGCTAGGTGCGACACTGCGTTGCCACCATCTAAATCCCACACATGACCCACAGAAATCGACGCAGACGGCGGTAAATACTTCGCGACGTAAAAAGATACGTTTTTATCATCCGGATGCGTGTAGTGCGCTACAATGCCTTTCATGTGCTTGAATATATGGTTGTGCGTCGAGAACTCAAAGATACCGGCACGATCCTCTTCGATTTGCTGAACCAGATATTTCACGCGGCTAACATCGTCGAGAGACAGATATGGTAATTGCTTAGAGTTTCGTTTATCGTAATCCACCAGGTTGACGACATTCGTGCCGATCGCCGCATCCGTCTGCACCTCGTTGATTATTCCGTACAGGAACATCATCGGTAGTTCAGTCTCCAATGCGGGCGATACGCGCAAACTATATGGCACAGCATTTTTGTTGAATAGAAACAGTTCGCACTGCAGCCCTTTTTTCATGCTGTCCGCCTGGTTCGCCCATAAGAACACATCTGTCATGTAGCTAAAGTCCCAACATCCAGCCTAATATCCGCAATAACCCCACAACTGCTACCAGCCCGATAGCAGCAGCGACTGCCATTGCAATGATTTCGCCTAGTTTCTCCGATGGATTTTTATCCGTCATAGTCATCCTCCTTAAATTTATTATTTACCTGCCGAGCGCTCTATCCAGAAATCCGTAATCAGTTAGGTTATCGAATTTCTCAGCGAGCACTCTGCGTTGCTCTCTAGCGAGCTGTATGCGCGCTACCACACCGCGCAACAGTTGTAGTAATTTATTCATGTTCTTACCTTTCCTTACTTATTAGCCGCTCTTGGCGGCTGGTGGATAAATCTACCGCAACATAGGGGTCACGGGGACGGAGTTATGCAAGGTGCCAAGCATCTTTTAGGTTGTTCCGTCCTACAACGTAGTCGCCCACCAGCCCGCAGGAGCAGCTAATTATTTTACGCCCGCCACCCCCTTTCGTTTCGTAAATCCTGCGCTACTGCCATTCGCTCATCCATTGCTTCTACCTCTTCCCGCCGGCGCTGCTCTGCTATGTTAATCAGCGCTTCATTTATGTCGATGTTATTTAAGGTGATTGCGTCGTAGAACCAATTTCCAAGCGATAACGCTTCGCAGAACTCCCGTGCGGCATCTTCTGAATCTTCTGGTAGGTGGTCTACGAGTTCGCCAATATCTGCCGACGAGTGTTCAGCAAGCACCTGCTCATCGATAAATGTTGTGATGGATTTTGTGTCGGCGTTCATCGTCTCTCCTCGTCATATTCATCGACTCGGTATACATGATCTGGTAAACGTCCGTTCTGTTGCAGAAATCTCTCAATTTCCTTGTCATTTATCGTCACGATGGTCGTCGTTTCGACGGTAAATATCTTGTATCGGCCGTTATTAAACCGCTGACGCTTCTCGGTGTCGATAATGTATTTTCGCGAGCCTTTTTGGATTATCTTTTGGTCGTTCATATTCCTCCTTTCTCCTAGCAATACAATCCCTGCAATCGCTCCAGATTCTTCGAGCGCGGATTTTGGTACAGCATATCGCCATAGCCGGTTAATTGCTCTGCGCCGTCCTCATCCAGAATGATTCGGCTATTCATTGAGTTCGTCACACTGAATGCAATCTTCGTTGGGAAGTTGGCTTTGATTAAACCGGTTACGACTTCACGGCTTGGGCGCTGCGTTGCGATAATCAGATGAATACCGACAGCGCGTGCTTTCTGAGCAAGTCGTACGATTGATTCTTCGCAGCTTGGCGGCATAGTATCTTCTATCGTCCGCTTCAATGCTTCCTTGGTAATTCTCACTGTCAGTGCGCCAGTCTTACTGTTTCCTAGCAGCTCCATCAGCTCTTGGTTGAATGCCTTGATATCAAGCGTTTTAATACTCGGCGACGCATCGGTCATGATGAGGTCGGCGAACTCGTCGATAATCGCAACGATACGCGGCATATCATCGCCTTTGTAATCGTCGATTTTACGAACACCTGCGTCGCGCAACTTTGCGTAACGGGCATTCATCGTATCCACTAGATTATCAAGCGCATACGCAGCTGTTTCAGCTTCAGCTACAACCGGCCGCAGTAGATGCTTGTCGCTTTCGTAACCGGCAAATTCTACCTGCTTTGGGTCGATCAGCAACAGTTTTAGCTTGTCGCTATCCAGTTGCTTTGTGAGCACTTGCAGTATCACGTTCAGCATGACAGATTTACCCGAGCCAGTTTGTCCGGCTATCAGCAGGTGAGGCATCTCCGTAACGTCACCGTAGTGGACTTCACCAAAGATATCTTCGCCTATCGGAATACTCATCGTGCCTGGTTTCAGGTGTCTTTCCTCTAGGTCGATTTTCCGTCGTTCTGGATTTGGTACCTCAATGCCAACCAGGTTCGTGCCAGGGATTGGCGCGATGATTCGTACAGACTCGGCTTTGAGTGCAATAGCAATGTCATCGTGTTTCTTCGCGATAGCATTCATTGCGACACCACGGTTTGGCCGCATTGTGTAGCGAATAACGGACGCCCCTTTGTATGTTTCGCCCATGATTCCGCCATAGCCAAACTCTGTGAACTTCCGCAGTATCAACTCTTCAGGAGTACCGCTATCTTCACCAACATCGACTGTCACGTTGCGCGGTGCGAACTTCTCAACAGCGTTTACCTTGCGACGGATTTTCGCTGCATCAAACCCCTCCTCCATATTCGACACCAATTGCATTGACTCAATGCCGTTGATGTAATCGCTTGGGTTCGGGAAGAACTTTGCGTTGTCGTCGTTCACGTATGAGAACACGTTCGTGATGATTTTCTGTGCTACCGGAGAAAATTCCAGCAGTGATTGCCTGTCGTATTCAAAACCTCTCACCTGCGGTGAACCGTCGCGGTTTTTGCTCTTCTTTACTTCCAGAAACTCAACAGATTCTACTTGCTTACCATAATCAGCTTCCGCGAGCGCTAGGTAGATATAGCCCTGCAGCAGGTATTTGTAATTCTCAACATACTCAGGATCGAGCGGGTCGTTTGTCGGCGACGAGTAGGCGAACACCGTTTTGAAGTCTTTCACCTTGATCGTATTATCCGAACTACCTGCAACAATGATGTCAGATACCCCTACCATCGGTACGCCGTTTACTGCGTGCTCCATTCGCTTCTCAGTCGCCAGCACATCCATCGGACGCGCCTCTTCAAACCAAACGTTTACTGTCGCAGTGTATTCCTCAATCATCTTCTCACGACTGCCAGTCTTGCCGTAATCAATCTCGTAGTCGCTCGTGTCGTTAATAACCTCCAGCCCAGCGGCGACCGCATCGTTTATGTTACCGCCATCTTCGCTGTAGTACGTTTCCATCGCCTTGTGGAACGCTGTGCCGACGACCATAGCCGGCGACTTCGCGTTGTCGAATACTTTCGCGATATAACGCTTCTGAAACTCAACCTGATTGCGTAGAAACGTGATGATTGCCGAGTAACTTAAATGGTCAACCCTCGCCATGTCGCATCTCCTCGTCCGGATCGACATCAATCACCTTGTCATTAGCGATTTCCTCTTCGATGTATAGTCCGCTGATATCAAACCCTTGGCGAATTGCATTCGCCTCGGCGCATTTGGTTAGCATCATACGAGGTCTACTACGCCACATGCTATTCAGATCCCCGTTTTTCTTGTGGCGTGCAAATTCATCAAAATATGCGGTATAGCGCGTGATTTCTACCGGAGTAACCCCCGCCGAGATTGCACTGACTCCGCTACTGAATATACCGAATACCGGTACAGTCGCGCTGATAATCTGCGATGGATCATCCTTGCTGAACTCTAACTCAGCGGCACCAGTATGCGTATAGCGCGGTGTCGTCGATTTGCGTGCCATCTTGCGTAAGCCGTGAATTGATACAATCGGCGTCAACTCTTCGCGTTGTCGTTCCTTATCCCATACGTATGTTGCGTAGATTTCCTTTTTGAATGGATTCAGCCCGTATTGGTTGGAAATTGCTAGGAACAATTTCAGGTCTTCCATCGGTCGCGCTTCACCAGTTTTCGTCAAGCCGAGCATGCTGCGGTGCAATGTCGCGATCATCTTCTCTTTGCTGATTTTCGTGTTTTCCGAAAACATACCAGACGCGAGCGGCACAACGTCTCGATACATCGTCAGCTTTTTCTTTGCGACGGCCGCTTTCGCGTCTTTCTCTGTTGTCATTTCGAGAGCTCCTCCTTTCGTTATTCTTCAAAACCAAGTTTCAATTTCGCCAGCGCGCTTTTTGACTGCTTTTTACTGCCTGTTGACTGCGCGAAATACGCGTAGAGTTCCAAGTAGACTAGAAATGTCAGAATGATCGTACCGACTATCTGGTAGAGCGGAATATCTACCATAGCGTGTACCATTGGCATTTTCATCAGAGCCACGCCGGCGATGATGAAACTAACTTTCAGCACCAGATACGCGATGCCAAATAGCGCTTTAATGATTTGTTTCATGATTCATTTTCCTTTCGTTTTTAAGCATTTTCCCCATCAGGGAGCGAGACGATGTTGCCTCGCTCCGAGAATTGTCACCAGAGAATGCCGCGTACCGCGTACCACGCCGTCCAGTTACCGCGCCCCTGATAAATGCGGAGGGCGTACTGTGCGTTATATACAGGATCGCGCCAATCACCGTTTGCAAAAAACTGCGGGTGAGCTTGATTGTTTATCTGGAAACAACCGAAGTCCTGCGAACCATCTTGATTCACCGCACCAACTCTAGTGGCGATGAGTGATGATTCTTTCTGTGCTACCAACCGTGCTCCCGCCTGTAATTCAACAGGCCAGACTTTGGCGATAGCATCCGCGCAGCTTGTTGCAGCTGGCGGTGTCGCTGGTGTTTGTTGTGTTTCCTGAACCGCTGTCTTAGCCGCGACTGGTTCAGGAGCCGGTGCCACAATCGGCTCCGGTTTAGGCTCGTCTTTCGGCTTTTCAGCCGGTTTGACTGCCTGAGATTTCGACTTGTTAATGTTCTGTGGTTGCTCTGCATGCGCCTGCGGCACTTTCGCCGGTGGCGGCTGTATGAACGTAATCGCCAGAACAGATACGATTGCGTAAAGCAATAATCTTCGACTGATAACTCTGTCTCCGATTAGAACGAGCTGGCACACCATTGCAGTTGGTAGCCCGTCCGACGGATGCCCGCCTGATATTCACCAAGCCTTACGGCTCGCGACCTATTCGGTCACCTGCATGAGATTGCCATCTTCCGAGAGTGACAGCCTCATCGAGTGAACGAAAAAGACCGGCGAAATGCCAGCCTATCGTTCGTATCAGTACGCTGCCCGCGCTTGAGATTCTACTAGCTGCAGCTAGGAGCGGAATTTCACCGCCAGCTTCTGGTGCGAACAGAGGGAGAACAGTCCACCACAGACTTTGAGAACTCTGATCGCACCTACGCCTTATCTTGCGTTCGGGCAAGGTACTAATACCAACAAAAAAAGACCGACATTTCTGTCGGTCTATGATGAAAAACATTCTGGAGCCACGACCGAGGTTTGAACTCGGGACCTACGCCTTACCATGGCGTCGCTCTACCAGCTGAGCTATCGCGGCATCAAATTCTTAACTATGCCCGAGTCTGCTGATAAACTTTACCATGATTCTCTACGAAGTATTCGTGTTTCCATGAAAGCGCTCTACCAACTGAGCTATCGCGGCATGTATTGCTAGCTTCACAATACACCCGCGAAGCATAACACCCCAAAATTATACCAAACTCTGCAACCCCTGCCTAGTGTGCCGGTTATTTTCGGCGGAGAGCTCTAGCAGATTTAACTTCAGGTTTTGGCAATTTTGGCGAAACGATAGAGTCAAGTAGCAGCCACATGGTAGCATTTGCAATATACACGCCCGCTAAACCTACGGCAGCAAACATCAGCGCTCGGCTGACGTCTATATTAATCAGTATAAATATACCTGCAATGGTAGACAGCAGCATAGCTACTAGTACGTATGCTCGCTGCAATTTTGTGCGTTGATTTCGGTCACCGTTCCACTCGGCAACAAATTGCCGCAAAAACTCTCTCATGCTTTTATTATAGCATAACTTTATGTAAAAAGCAATCGAGCATATCTATACAAAAACAAAAAATCCCCTCGGGCACGGAGATAAGAAACAAAAAAAATGGTACCGGAGGTAGGACTCGAACCTACGAAGCTAAAAAGCGGGAGATTTACAGTCTCCTGTCATTGCCACTAGACGACTCCGGCATGACGATAAGTAACGCAAGTTCATAAATATGAAAACCTGCCTAATATGGAGCCGCTTCAGGGATTCGAACCCGGGACCCCCTCTTTACAAAAGAGGTGCTCTAACCAGCTGAGCTAAAGCGGCACGGTAATATCCAGAAAATTAGAAAGGTACTAGCTTGCGCTCAAGGTATAGTGTAGCGTATTTGCGCAACGAGAGCAAGCCCTTACATAGTGACGCGACGAGGCTGCTTGATGCGCGCGGCAGGCGGATTCTTGCTATTGATCACGTGATTGATTCTCTTGCGCAACGCATCGGCTTTTTCCTGTTCGCCATTACGCTCGTAGGCGTCTGCTAAAATATTGTAGCTTTGCACGCTCGGCTCTAGCTCAATCGCACGCTCTAGGTGCTCAAACATTCGCTTTGGATGGTCAAGCTTTTCCTGCACTTTTGCGTACGCAATATGGCGCGAAGCAACCGTTTCTTCCATCGTGAGCGCCTGTTCAAACGCCAGTGCTGCTTTTTCGTAATTTTCAGTTTCATAATAAATCAGACCAACGTTGTGCAGGCTTGACGCGCTCGGCTCTAAACTCTGCGCAATCTCAAAACATTCAATCGCATCACTATATGCTTGTTGCTTGGCGTATAAAATACCGAGCCGATTATAGGCGGTTGCATTGCGTTCATCAATACGCAGAATGGTCAACAGGGCTTTTTCAGCACGCAAGTACCGCTGAGACTTTAACGATTCCTGAGCAATTTCCCATAATTTATCAAGTTTCGCCGACAGTTTTTGCGGTAAATCCCGTGTCGCTTCACTTGGCGACTGCGTATACCACAGAGTAAAAATCCCAACCGCAACGACAAACAATAATCCAAACATACTGTCGCTATTATACCATTGACAGAACCAGAGCAACAAGCTGCAAGCGTACATTCCCGTTGGCAGCGATTCGTTCGTATGCGTCGGCGATATACTCGCTTTTATAAATAAGACTGCGCGACGGATTACGGTGCAACGTATGCGTAATGATTGCGAGACAGTACGATAATAGTTGCTGTGCCGCCCGTCTATCAGTGTAACGCATAGCAATCGCAGCACGTTGATAGTTTGATTCGCGAATGAACTGCTGCGCATCGCGCATGATATCACCAATTTTCTCTAGATTCACTGGGTCGCGTGCGAGCCGTGTAAGTGCAGCGGGCTTTCCAGATGCTAAAAACAAAAGCTGTTGCTCTGTACGCGGGTCATTGACGCCAAGCCGCTTAAGCAGTTGGCGTGTTTGATGTAACGAAATTGGTCTAATACTAAAACGTTCTACGCGCGACAAAATCGTAGCGAGCAGCACATGCGGTTTGTGCGACGTTAGAATAAAGTGAACGTGCGACGTTGGTTCTTCAAGCAATTTCAAAAATGCATTCTGCGCCCGGTGATTCATACGGTCGGCATCATCAATGATAAAAATAGTTCGCGCAGCAGCTCGCCCCCTCGCCTGCTGGCGCAACTGGTGAATAGCATCAAGCTTAATTGAACCTACAGGAGCAACGGCACCATCTTTATCGGTCGGTTGAATTATTGCAGCGATATTTGCACTAGCAACATACTTTGCAGCAGTCAGCAGCCCAGTGCCGTCAGCGCCAGTTAGCAGTGTCGACTGCGGCAAGTCAACGACAAGTGCGTCAAGCTGCTGTTTCGTTGCGCTCTCAAATAGCAGTGTTGACATTGCTTGCCTCTGGGAATAGCTTAGTGAACTCGCGCGGAACCGGCGCTATGAATGTGCGACGATCGCCTGGAGCGATAGTGATTTCAAGGGAATACGCGTGCAAAAATAGCCGCGTGGCTGGCGCGCCGTACATGCGGTCGCCAGTGATCGGCGTGCCGACGTGCCGCAAATGTACACGCAACTGGTGAGTGCGCCCGGTAAGCGGGCGAAGCAAAACAAGGCTTTTGCCGTCACGGTGCGCCAGCGCCTTATATACCGTTTGTGCCGGCTTGCCGTTCACATCCGGACGCCATCTGCTTGGAGCAGCAGGATTGCGGCCAAGCGGAATATCAATTTTCGCACTCGGCTGTTTCAGCACACCGTCCACGATCGCTAGATAATATTTTTTCGTTTTACGTTCGGCAAATTGTTTCTTAAGTCGCATCGCCGCTTCCAACGTCCGCGCACCTATTAGCACACCACTCGTGTCGCGGTCGAGCCGGTGGACGATGCCGGGGCGGTTCGTATTCAGTCCAACAGTAGTATAACGCCGAAAAAAGTCAGCGACCGTAAATTCGTCGTTCAGTGCACCCTTACTGTGCGTCAAAATTCCTGCCGGCTTATTAATGACGATAACGTCGTCGTCTATGTACAAAATCGGAAGCGCCTGGCTGCTGTAATCTGCTGCGTTCGGCAGATTAATTTCGATCCGATCCGCTTCGGTAACTTCTTGCTTCGGACTTTTGGCGGGTGAATTATTGACAAAAATATTGCCAGATTTGATATATTTTTGCCATGTGCTACGGCTATATTCGGGATGGCGCTCGGCGAGCACGACGTCAAGGCGGCGTTTACGGCTTGTCAGCTGAAACAGATAGGCGTCTTTACCTTTGAACGGCAAGCCGTAGGTTGTCAAGTCGCTTGTTGGATTTTCATAAAGCACCCCTTCGGCGTCGCTCTTTGCAGTGAATATCTGCCGCATGATATACGACTCACGATCCTCAGCGGTCTCATCAAATAGGACAAAAAAGTGCTTGCGATCAAACCGAAACGAAACAAGCCGATTAATTGGACTAGGATTCGTGACGTTAATCTGATCAATATGGCGCGGCACATTATCGTCAGTTGCCACGTTAAACCGGCGCAAAATCGCTAATAGGTCGCTTGCGGTGACTTTCATTAGCACCTCAATCCGACGGCTTTTTGCACGCGCAAAAGTGTTTGATTGGCGGTTTGGCTAGCGGTGATTTCAGATGATTTGAGTTTGCGCAAAATAGCATCGTTGTCGACCTGCGCCAGGCGTGCTTGGAAGTCCGCGAGAAATTCCGCCATCTCATCTGCAACATTTTTTTTGAATTCGCCGTAACGTTCTAATCCGGTGAATTCGTCAATAGTCTGCTGCAATGAAACCGCACGGCCGTTTGCCTGGCGCACAAGCGTCAAAATTTCTAACAAATTGCTGATACCAGGCTGCGCCTCTTTATCGTAATGCACCCGCCCAAGCGAATCGGTTGCTGCCGACATGATTTTTTTACGCGCAGCATCCGGCGTATCGCTTAAGAAAATCACACCCTTGCCTGTTTCGTCCGATTTACTCATTTTTTTCGTAGGATTTTGCAAGTCTTTGATGCGCAAACCCTGGTCTTTACCAAAAAATTGATGTTGTTTCGCGACCGGCTCTGGCACGGTAAACAATTCGCCAAACTTATGATTCATACGCTCAGCAATATCACGCGTAATCTCCAAATGCTGCGTTTGGTCATCGCCGACCGGAACATACATGGCATTATAAAGCAAAATATCGCTCGCCATTAACACAGGATAGTCAAACAAGCCGACCGACACGCGATCATTTGACAGCTTTGCTGACTTATCTTTGAACTGTGTCATACGCTCCATCTCGCCGAAACCGACAAAATTATTAAGAATAATCGTCAATTCGCTATGTGCCGACACATAACTCTGACGATATAATTGAATCGCGTCGTCATCAAGCGGCAAGCCGACCGCCGCGTAGACACGCGCGTTATTCATAATGCTATCAAACAGTTGATCATGGTTAATCGGCGTAGTAAAACTATGTAGGTCGGGAATAAACAAATTAACAGTATACTCAGCCGAGCGGCGCCGCGCCATGTCAATAATCGGCAGTATCGCGCCAAAATAATTGCCGATGTGCAAATCATTGTTGGCGCGAACGCCAGTGAGAATAACGGGTTTAGTCATAAGTAACTCCTATTATAACAGGTATTTTTATTAGAAAAATAATCGGCTCCAGTAGTGCTGCGCGGCAACCTGATTAACCGCTGAACAATAAAACCAAAAAAGCCAAGCCCGCCGATTGTGTGGCGGGGCGGTCAGTAATTTTTTGAAAACATCTACAAAATCAACGTCTTCGGATTTCCGACCCCTCGCGAGGTTGATAGGTATCTATACTGAATGCTGCTGAGGAATATGGTGCTATACCAGAACAGTTTTCGGCCCCTCGC